AGCCCCCCCCCGACGTGTTGCCACGCCATCTGCTTGCAGATTTTCCGTCATATCACACAAAAATCTGACTACGCATCTGACGCACAATCTTTGTGCGGTATTGACTTAAATATAGTATAACACAGATCATGTTGAAATGCAAGATTTCAAGTGATAAGTGAGTATGTAAAATAACAGAAAACCGCTGCCCACAGATGCCCGTGAACAGCGGTCTGAACCATATGTCAATCCTTGTATTGCGAAGTTATCCCGAAGTATTCTTCCAGAGAAAGTCCGCTGTTGGTTATGTTTTGTGCTAAAGGCGTGCCTACATATCTTATATGCCAAGGCTCATACTGATAACCGGTGTAAGCCTCCTTGCCATTTGGATAACGAATTATAAAACCATATTTCGCACAGTTGTTGGCAAGCCACTTGGCTTCTCTTGTGCCGCCAAATGAGTCGCTGGCGTTGTTTACGTCTATTGCCATGCCTGTCTGATGGTCGCTGTAGCCAGGTCTTGCGGAGTATTTGTCTGCCGCAGCCTTGCCGTCACGGTTGCAGTACATATTATAAAGATACCTCTGATCGTAATAAGAGCGGTAGCCTGAGCATACCCACAGGCTTATGCCGTCTTTATATGCAGCGGTCTGCATCTTTTTGAATGCCGCTGATGTTTCTTTGGTCAGACCCTTTGGGTCGTAGCTTGCAGGGAGGGAATATGTTTTGTTCGCCAAAAGGACTCCGTCAACATAGCTCATGCCGTTTATGACCTCGACAGTGTGGTCTGGGGTCTTGACGGTTATCTCCTCGGAATATGCTCCATAGTGATTTGAACCTTTATCGTCCGTCTTGCAGGCTCTTACCTTGAATCTGTATGTAGTCTTTGCGTAAAGTCCGTTTATTGCGCAGGAATTTACCGTAGATGAAGCTATGTTCTTCCACTTGCCGTTTGTGTATATAAACACCTTGTAGCTTGTGCAGCCTACAGACTTCCAGTTAAGGTCAAGTGTAGAAGCGGTGATGTCAGAAGCTTTTACTCCTGTTACCTTCCTTGGATTTGTGGCGGAATTGTAGTTTTCACAATAGTCGCTGTATATCTTAACTCCGTCTACTATCTTATATGCTCTTACCTTGAAATTCTCCCTTGTTGCCGCAGGCAGACCCTTGACAGTGTAAGTCGTGCCTTTCACGTCAGCTATCTCAGGATATTTACCCTTTGAACGCATTCCCACAGAATAGCCGTCCGCACCGCTCACGGCGTTCCAGCTAAGCTTTATAGAGCTTGTGTTAGGGGTCTTGGATGTCAGACCAGTGACCTTGTTCACCATGACAGCCTGTGCCGTTATCTCCTGAGAATATTTGCCGTAATGATTTGCACCCTTATCGTCACGCTTGCAGGCTCTTACTTTAAATTTATAGCTTCCTGCGTCAAGTCCTATGACAGTGTAGCTGTTTGTATCCGTCTGCGCTATCTGCTTCCACTTGCCGTTTTTCAGCATAAAGACACGATAGTTTGAACAGCCTACTTTTTTCCATGAAAGGCTCACAGAACCATTGCCCGTCTGAGCTTTAAGACCGCTTATAGGGCGGGGATTTGTGGCGGAATTGTAGTTCACTGAATAGTCGCCATAGACCTTTTGACCGTTCACTATCTTATAGGCTCTTACCTTGAAATTCTCCCTCGTTGCCGCAGGCAGACCTGTAACAAGATATGTAGTGTCCGTAACGTCTGCTATCTCAGGATACTGACCCTTTGAACGCATTCCAACAGAATAGCCGTCCGCACCATTCACGGCGTTCCAGCTAAGTCTTATGGAGCTTATATCAGGGGTTTTAGATGTTAGACCTGTGACCTGAGGCAGACTTGTCTGCTCCGCAGCTTCAGCCGCCTGCACAGGCATACTCACACTTAGCACGCTGTCAGGCACAGCACCTGCCGCACATATCATCATAGCGGCACAAGCCACTGCCGCTGCATTTTTTCTGTTTATTATCTTTTTCATTTTTCAGACCTCCTTTGATGAAATTCTTTTGCACTTTAAGTATAACACATTTTTACCAGTTTGTAAACACGCAATTCCGAATTATTTTTGTTCACATTTTGTTTTTTATGTTTACTTATACTCAGTTGCAAAACCTCTCTTTTGGTTGCTGAAAGAATGTATAAAAAAACAAAGACCGCAGAAAAAATCTACGGTCTTTTGTGGCTGGGGTGGAAGGATTCGAACCTTCGGAATGACGGAGTCAGAGTCCGTTGCCTTACCACTTGGCGACACCCCAATGTTTGTTCGATTTAGCTTGTTTTTGGTTGGGATAGATGGATTCGAACCATCGGAATGACGGAGTCAAAGTCCGCTGCCTTACCTCTTGGCTATATCCCATCGTCATGTCCCTCACTCAAACAGCTTAATCATTATAGCACACCATTTTGGGAAATGCAATACCTTTTCATATTTGTTTACAAAGCGTTTACAGTGTATTAACAGATATGGGCAAAACGACGTAAAACCGTACGATTTTGTAGAAAAACTATTGAAAATGGTCAAACTATGTGATAAAATGACCATAAGAGCGTGGCTCGGAACAAAAAACGAAAGGTCGTAACCGTTATGGAAGAGAAGAAAAAAGGATTTATCAAGAAGTTTGTAAATGAGTTCAAGGCGTTTGCTCTCAAAGGAAACGTCATGGACTTGGCAGTGGGCGTTATCATAGGTGCTGCGTTTCAGGGTATCGTGACGTCATTTACGGAGAATTTTATCAACCCGATAATAGGCTGTATAGGCGGTGCTGACGTAGAGGGCAAGATACATTTGCTTGGAAATCAGTACATAAACTACGGCGCATTTCTGACGGCAGTGATAAACTTCATAATCATGGCGTTCGTTATTTTTGTAATAATGAAGGTCATAAACAAGCTTGCGTCACTTGGCAAGCATGAAGAGCCTGAAAAGCCGGCAGAGCCACCGGTGGACATAGTGCTTCTTACAGAGATCAGGGATCTTCTCAAGGCACAGCAGGCGGCTGAGGCGAGCAAAGAGGAAGAAAAGGCAGAAGAATAAGATCTGAAACGGTACACTTTTTAAGTTAAGGGACAGCTCCCATGTGGGGGCTGTCTTTTTTGTTGGCTATCTTTTTGACGGTATTCGCACAAATTCAGGTAGGGGCAAACACTTTTCTTCTGTAAAAACTCCACAATTATTTATCTTTCACTTTGTCACTTATTCTGTTTTAAATCTCTTTACTTTTTTGTCATCATATGATAAAATAATAACATATATGTTTGTGAATACTTTTAAGCTTTTAAGTTTTCTAGCTTTCAAGCTTTTAATTATGAAAGGAAGTTTTTGTATGCCTATAACCGAGATACTGGAGCGTAACGCACGAGAGTTCGGAAATGATGTTGCTCTGGTAGAGGTCAATCCTGAGATCAGAGAAACCAGACGTGTGACTTGGAAGGAATATGAGCTTATCGAGCCTAACCCGGTCTGTCATTATCGCCGTGAGATAACCTGGAGCGTTTTCAACGAAAAGGCTAACCGCTTTGCCAATCTGCTTTTATCCCGTGGGGTAAAAAAGGGTGACAAGGTGGGTATCCTGCTTATGAACTGTCTTGAATGGCTGCCTATTTATTTTGGTATCCTCAAGACGGGTGCGCTTGCAGTGCCGTTGAATTTCAGATACACTCCAGAGGAGATAAAATACTGTCTTGACCTTGCCGAGGTGGATATTCTTGTATTTGGTCCTGAATTTATCGGCAGAGTTGAGGAGATAGCTGATGAGATAAGCAAGAACAGACTTCTTTTCTATGTTGGCGAGAACTGTCCGTCATTTGCGGAGCATTATGACAGGCTCACTGCAAATTGTGCAAGCACTACTCCGTACATAGAGCTTACTGACGAGGACGATGCGGCTATCTACTTCTCGTCAGGCACAACTGGCTTTCCGAAGGCTATCCTGCACAATCACGAGAGCCTTATGCACGCCGCAAGAGTTGAGCAGAATCATCACGGTCAGACCAAGGAGGACGTTTTCCTTTGTATCCCTCCCCTTTATCATACAGGTGCGAAGATGCACTGGTTCGGAAGCCTTATCTCAGGTGGCAAGGCGGTGCTTCTCAAGGGCGTGAAGCCTGAATTTATACTTGATACTGTATCAAGGGAAAAGTGTACTATCGTATGGCTTCTTGTGCCTTGGGCGCAGGATATCCTTGACGCTATCGACAGCGGCGAGGTGACACTTTCAAAGTATGAGCTTTCACAGTGGAGGCTTATGCACATAGGTGCACAGCCTGTTCCGCCGTCACTTATTGCACGCTGGAAAAAGGTTTTTCCTAACCACAAATATGACACTAACTATGGTCTTAGCGAATCTATAGGTCCCGGCTGTGTACACCTTGGCATGGATAACATTGACAAGGTAGGCGCAATAGGCAAGGCAGGCTTTGGCTGGAAGGTCAAGATAGTTGATGATAAGGGCAACACTGTAAAGCGTGGTGAAGTGGGCGAGCTTTGCGTAAAAGGTCCTGGCGTTATGACCTGCTACTACAGAGATCCAAAGGCGACGGCTGAAACTCTCAAAGACGGCTGGCTTTTCACGGGCGACATGGCTCAGGAGGACGAGGACGGATTTATTTACCTTGTTGACCGCAAAAAGGACGTTATTATAAGTGGTGGAGAAAATCTTTACCCTGTACAGATAGAAGACTTTTTGAGAAGTCACGACGCTATCAGGGACGTGGCAGTAATTGGTCTGCCTGACCAGCGTTTGGGCGAGATAGCGGCGGCAATAATCGAGCTAAAGCCAGACCACCCATGCACAGAGGAAGAGATAATGGCGTTCTGTCAGAAGCTTCCGAGATACAAGCGTCCGCACAAGATAATTTTTGCAGACATACCGAGAAACCCGACGGGCAAGATAGAGAAGCCGAAGCTCAGGAAGATATACTGCGGCGAGAGCCTTGTGGCAAAGCAGAATCACGGATAAAAAGTAAAGAGGGGTAACGAAAATGGGACGAGAAGTAGTATTTGCCAACATACGAAAAAGAATGATAGCAATGATAGTTGGTGGTGTGATACTCACGCTAATGGGTGGATTTATCTCATTTGCGGCGGTAGTAGCCGGTGAATACAGCGTATTGATACTTGGACTTTTTGCGCTTACGCCTGGTGTTATTTTTCTTATATTTGGTACGTCACGGAGGACGCACCCTGAAAAGAGCGGCATATTCAAAGCCAATCCCGATCTTTTACAGCAGGCTGACGAGCTTTACACCAACATACAATATCAGGACGATCATATTATCGTATCCGACAGGGTGCTTGCCAACAAGAAAGTGCCATTTCAGATGTGCTGGCGAGAGGAAGCCTACGGCATTTACCAGCACACAGCAAGTATGAATTTCATCAGCTACACCAACGAGATAATCGTCTGCACGAAGCACAAGAAGAATGTACTGCGTTTTAACGTATATGCCAAGGGCAAGGACACCGCCATGGGGCTTATGCAATTGCTTTCCCAATGTTGTCCCAACGCAATGGTAGGCTACACTCCTGAAACGCTTGCATATGTTAAGGATATGCAGAGGCGTGCTCAGCAATAGATAATGGACAAGCTCTTTGTGCTTAAATTTGCACAAAGGGCTTGACTTTTTTTGTGATTACTTGTATAATAGTATAGTTGACACAAGGAGATGTACCCAAGTGGCTGAAGGGTCCGCACTCGAAATGCGGTAGTACGGCAAAACCGTAGCGAGAGTTCAAATCTCTCCATCTCCGCCAAATGAACAAAAACCACCATAAATGCGGTGGTTTTCTTTTATATACACGATTTTTACACGATTGTGTTCAATATCTTCACTGCACGTTCTTCCTCTCGTGGGTAGAGGTGCGAGTAGGTGTTCCATGTCATTGATATGTTGGAATGTCCAAGACGTCTTGCTATCTCCTGAATGTTTATGCCCTCATTGGCAAGCAAGGAAGCGTGGCTGTGACGGAAGTCATGAATACGGATACGTTTGACACCTGCCAAGTCTGCAAACTTCTTGTTGGTCTTTTCAAGGGACGTGTCACGGATAGGACGCTCACCGCCGCAGATATACATATTATCATTGAACTTCGGTACAGCTTTCTTACAGCGTTCGTAATGTTCTGACAGCACTGCTCTTAATGGCTCTGGTATCTGTATCGTCCGTATGCTTGGCTTGTTCTTTGGCGGCGTGATACGATCACCGCCTTTGAGCTTCTGAGCAATGCTCTTGGTGATGGATATGTAGCCGTCTTTTATATCCGTCCATTGCAGAGCGTATATCTCGCCTTTTCGCATACCCATGTAAAATGCTATGTTGAAAAATACATAGTAGTTCCATTCGTACATTGAGCCGCCGTCCTCTGCTTCCTGAGCGTAATTCTTAGCTGCCGATATGTATTTCTTGAACTCGTCAGGCGTGTAGAAAAGCATTTCTTTCTTGGCTTCAAGGGGTGCTTTGAAATTGCCTGCGGTGATAACAGGATTTTTCGGAATGTATTCCATTTTCACAGCATAGTTCATCATTGCACGAAACTCGCCGTAAATGTTCTTTCGAGTGACTATAGCCAATCCCTGCTCTGACAGCTCCTGCTTCCATTTCTGCACCATTGGCACGTTCAGATTATCTATCCTAACGCTTTCAAAGGTGGGCAGGACGTTCTTTTTCAGTATTCTTAGGGACTTGTCCAGTGATGTTTCACGGACCTCTGAACGCTTGGCAGTGATGTACTCCGTGAATAGCTGTCCGATAGTCATTTTTGGAGCTATCTCTTTAGCATTGAGCTTTTGTGTAAGCTGGAGTTCAAGCTGCTTAGCCGTCTCTGCACCGAACGCCACACGGTCTATCTGATGAGACTTTCCAAAACTGTCCGTATAATTGATACGCACACGATATTTTTGCAGACCGTCTTTTCTGATGTTCTTTCCGTTCTTGTCTGTCATTTTGTAGATCGGCATAAATATTCCTCCTATTCTTGACACTTCCTCGAAAGTGTGCTACAATGAAAGGGCAGAATAAGCCCTTTCGTGGTTGTTGGGTTTTGTTCATTCTGAGCTGATATTGGTAGTATCTGCTCTGCTCGCCTCTGAGTGTTGGTAGCACTTGGGGGCGAGATTTTTTTTTCTGTCATGTCAGTATTTACAATACTAGCAGGGGATTTTATTTTAACACTCTGCCCTGAGCGTCAGTGAAGTTTCCCTGAAACAAATTTATCATATCAACTATTGCTCCAATAAAGAAACCTCCGAAAGTAAAGAAGTACAGCAAACCTGTGCCAGCTTTGCCTACATAAAATCTGTTCAAACCACCCAAGCCTAAAAAGGTCAGCAAGCAAAGTATTTCAGCTGTGCTTTTGCTCTTAGGGCTTATCTGCTCAACAGGAGCTTGCGGTGCGACCTGCTGGACGTTTGTAACGTATGTGATGTGCTGAACGATATTGCTGTTATGCTCAACGTGGTTATCAATTTTCTGTGGCTGCGGAAGTTCGTGACCACAATATTCACATACTGCTACGCCTGGTGCGTTTTCGCCTTTACAATTTGGACAAGTCATATTTTTTCCTCCCTATAAATCGACATTTGTAAACAATTTATGAAATCATTTACATTGTCTTAAATTGGTGATATAATGTATTTGTAATCATGCGGGAGAAAATTCTGTGTGCTATCCCTGTCAGTATTTGCGGTACTGACGGGGATTTTTTTATTATAAAGATTTTATAACCGTTTTTACAATGCCGAGTATTCTTATGCGATCTCTTTCTGCACCGACAAACTCTCTCGGCTGATATTCGGGATTGAATGATACAAGGGTTATCTTGTCATCAGAATACTTGATTTTCTTCACGACGCCGTTTTCGCCGTCGATAAGGGCAACAACTACCTGTCCGTCCTCAGCCCAATCCTGTCTTAATACTTGTATCTTATCGCCGTTCTCTATCTTCGGATACATACTGTCCCCCGAAACGACAATGCACATTGTATTCTTAGCTTCTTCCTCGCTGACGATATAAAGCGGCATATAGCCTACAACATAATCGTCAGCATAAGCACCAAACCCAGCCGACACGCTCTCATATATAGGTATTATATGTACGTTGTCTTGCGGGAGTATGGTTGCGTTGGAGTCTATAATATGAGAAGAATGTTTAGGGCTAGGATCATCAGTTTTTAATGCAAGATATTCAGGATTAACATTCAACTCAATAGCGATTGATTCAAGAACAGGCAATTTTATTCTGAGAATTTTTCCTGCCTCATATCTTTGGATAGTTGATTTATTCAATCCAAGACGGATACCAAGTTCTTCTTGTGTAAGTCCTTTTTCTTCTCTTGCAGCTTTTATTCTATTTCCAATTTCTATGGTATTCAAATCTTGCTCACCTGCTTTCGTTATAATGATTATATCACATTAAATTGCATAATGCAATAGCTTTTTTGAAAAAAATAAAAAAATGTTGCAAAATGCTATTGACAAGTGAAAAGTTATGTGCTATTATGATAATGCAGTAAGTTGCATAATGCAACAAGAAAGGAGGCTGGCATATGGTAAACACGAACAAGATCAAGGGTAGAATGAAGGAGCTTGAACTGACCCAAGCTGACGTTGCACATTGTTTAAACATAGCTCAACCTACAGCTAATCAGAAAATAAACAATGTTCGTCCGTTTGACTTGGACGAGGCCGAGAAACTGTCACACTTGCTCCACATTGATGCTGGAGAGTTCGGCAAATATTTTTTTACTCAGTGAGTTGCACAATGCAACAAGTGACTAAAGAGGGGGTGATAAGAATGAACGAAAATCTTTCAACACTCAGTTTAGACGTTGAAAAAGGAGAATTAAAAGTCAACGGAAAAGATATGTTAGATGTATCGTACTTTAAGCTTGAATTTAATGGTGCTTGGTCATTGACTATATCTGAGGACTTTTACGTCAATGGCAAAAAAAGATCACCTGAAAATTCAGGTGATAAGATCAAGGGACAAATTTTGAAATAAGGTCAAGTACATCGGAAAGACCGTTTTTAAATCGGTTTTCCATATACACAATGGTCTGATCGAGAATATCAAAATCTCCGCCAATGTAAACTTTGATGTATCCATTTCTTGCGAGTTCCAATATGCAATCTGAAATGTCGCTGTCATACCATTTTGATAAGTCTTTATCGCTTTTATAAAAGTCAATTTCAAAACGACGTGATTCAGCCTTTGATTCACCATTTTTACGGCGTTCAAGGTACATTTTGTATATGTAACAAATGACCTTTTCAGAATCCTTTGTAATATTCATAAGTTTGCCTCCTTCCTTTGTAAGATATAGCCATTGTATCACAACTGAGGAGAAAATGCAACAAGTGATTAAAGAGGGGGTGAGGAGAATAAAAGTAATCTTTATGAATTGCATATTGTTTTTTACAGCAATATGTTGCATATTTCTTTATGCGAAAGTAAGCAAAAAATTCAGATTTTTTGAATTTATCATATTCGTTCAGCTATTGATCATCATTACTCTCTTTATAGAGATAATTTGCCTTTGCGGGTAATGGCAATTCTAATTCAGTACAAAGCTGGGAGTATTCTTCAAAAAGTTGATCCGTAAGTAATAAGAATGATTTTCCAAAATCAAAAGAAAGTGTGCGATCATAGTCGTACTTCTTCCAACCATAATAGGCAATTTGAAACGGCTTAACAAGTTCTTGAGAGCCATGCTCCATAAGGTCAACGTGCTTTTCAAAAAGCTTTAAAAATGTAGTTGCAGTTTCCGGAAGCATTTTAGTTACATCGCTTTCAGGGAAAACGTTTTGAACGTATAGTCTATAAAAGGGTATGTAGAAATCGCTAAGTTGTCTTGATTTAAAAAGTCGCTTATCCGATAACGAATTGAGTTTGTCATCATTCTTTTTATTGCTTAATTTGAGGGTCAATAATGAAGTTATTGTTGCTGTGATGATAGAGGTAATACTTGTAATGATAGCTGAGATTATGATTTCGTGCATTAAAGAAAATCCTTTCTTATGTTTTTCTACATTATACCACAAGAAGTTAGATTTTTCAAGGAGGTACAAAAAATGAAACTGTACAAGGTAACAACGACAGACCGGTATAATCGCAACTGGGTCTATACAGTATCTGCCGATAGCGAACGTGAGGCTTTATGGAAAGTAAAAGCGAACGCTATTAGTTCGGGCGAAACTGTCTCGATTATCGAGGAGGTGAGATAAATGAGGTCACCTGACATTGAAATGGCAGTGCGGCTGTACTATGAAAAGCCCGAAATAACCAATGCGGATATCAAGGAACTGTTCAGCACAGGTGAAACGCAGACTATCAAGATCAAGAAAGCTGTTAAGGAAGAAATGGAAAAGCGTGGTGTGAAGTCATGGCTGCCACACTCAGTCAATACCGAGATAGCCTACGAGGTGTGGGGCATTGATATCGACAACTTCGAGAAAAGGCTTAAAAAACTCCGCACGCTTTACGGAAAGGACGTGAGAAAATGATAGCCGTACTAGAGATAATCAGATGTGCCGCAGCGGTAGCGCTCTTGGTGGTGCTTGCAATGTATGTAGCGTACAGGTGGTATGTAAGCGTAAAAGAAAATGCCTACGAGGAAGCAGAGGAGAGCATTAAGCGTGCAGTGAGAGAAGCAGGCAGAGAGATCCCTTATGCGGCAGTTGTCCGCAGACCGGGACTGACCATAAGATAAGGAGGGAAAGAGAATGGTTGAATTTTCTACAGTCACAAGAGCAAAATCAAAGGCAAGAATAGCCGTGATAGGTCCGTCAGGTGCAGGCAAATCACTTTCATCTCTTTATCTCGGCTATGGTATTGCAGGGGATTGGGGCAAGGTCGCTCTTATCGACACTGAGCATGAGCGTGGCCGCTTTTACGCTGACAGAACAGACCTTAAAACAGGCAGCTTTCTTTATGCTCCGCTCACACCGCCCTATTCTCCTGCAAGATACATAGAGTATGCTCAGTCTGCTGCAGAGGCGGTGGGCGAGGACGGCGTTATTATCGTTGACAGCTTTTCGCACGCTTGGGATAACGAGGGCGGAGTGCTGGATATCAAATCACAGATAGCTCAGCGTCAGGGCAAGAATGATTACACCGCTTGGGACGAGGCCGGCAAGTATCAAAACAAGCTTGTGAACGCACTTCTTTCCGTGCCGTGCCACACTATCGTGACAATGAGGACGAAAATGGCATATGCAATGGAACTCAATGACAAAGGCAAGAACGTTCCGGTGAAGATAGGTCTTGCACCTGTTCAGCGTGACAACACCGAGTATGAGTTCGATATTTGTTTTCAGATAAACAGAGATCATATCGCTCAGCCCTCAAAGGATACCACTTTTCTTGACGGCTGGGCAGGAGTAATAACGCCCGAACTTGGCAGGCAGCTCAAAGAGTTTCTTGACCAGGGCGAGGATCCAGCAAGATGTTCTGAGTGCGGAAAGACGATAATGTCAGACGGCAGGCGTACAGTTCAGCAGATAATAGACGGCTCGATGAAGAATTACGGCAAACAGCTTTGTATGAAATGCGTTCTGAAAAGGGTAAAGGCGGCGAAGTCCAATGAAGCTGAGAGCGTATCAGAATGAGCTGGTTGAGCAGGTAAGGCAGGCTTGGCGTGCAGGGTATAAAGCGCCCTGCATAGTCCTACCCTGCGGTGGAGGAAAGTCCTGCATAGTTGCTGAAATGGCTAGGCGGACGACCTTTAACGGCAAGAGAGTGCTTTTTCTCGTCCACAGACGTGAGCTTGTGGAGCAGATAAAAAAGACGTTTATCCGCTGGGGCGTTGATATGAGGCTCTGCGAGGTGGGTATGGTGCAAACTGTCACACGCCGTCTTAAAAAGCTTGCCAGACCTGCACTTATCATAACTGACGAAAATCATCACAGCCTTGCTCAGTCCTACAAACGCATATACGAATACTTTTCAGACGTGCCGAGAGTGGGCGTTACAGCGACTCCTGTTCGCCTTAATGGTGACGGGCTTGGTGACGTGAACGACAAGCTTATCGTTGGCGTATCCGCAAAATGGCTTATTGATAACAGCTGTCTTGCACCTTATGACTACTATGCTCCTGACGTTGCCGACCTTACAGGGCTGCACGTTTCTCACGGTGAATATATGGCGGCGGAGATAGAGAAAGCTATGGTGAAAAACACTGTTTTCGGTGACGTCATAAAGTATTACAAACAGCTTGCTTTGGGCAAAAAAGCGGTCTGCTACTGTGCTTCCGTCAGACATTCTCAGCGAACGGCAGAGGTGTTTAATGAAAACGGCATAAAGGCGGCTCATATCGACGGCTCGACCCCAAAGGCAGAGCGTGACAGCATTATCTCAGCTTTCCGCAGGGGAGATATAACTGTGCTGTGCAACGTCGACCTTATCTCGGAGGGCTTTGACGTTCCTGACTGCGAGTGTGCCATACTTCTTAGACCCACCAAGAGCCTTACTCTTTACATTCAGCAGGCTATGAGATGTATGCGGTACAGACCTAACAAAAGAGCCGTCATAATCGACCACGTTGGCAACTATGCAAGGTTTGGTATGCCTGACGATGACAGGGAGTGGAGCTTGGAGAAAAAGCCTAAAGCTCAGCATAAAAAGCAGGAGCAGAACGACAAGGTGAAACAATGCCCTGAATGTTTCTATACCTTCTCTGCTCCTCCTGCGGGGGTGAAAGTATGCTGTCCTCATTGCGGATATGAGTTTCCCACAGCCGAGAGAAAGCTTGAAACAGACAGCAGCGTGGGGCTTGTAAAGGTGGAGGGATTCAAGCTTGACTTTTCAAGTCCTGCCGATTGTCATACCTATCCCGAACTTTTGCAGTATGCGAAAAGTCACGGCTACAAATCAGGCTGGGCGTATTATCAGGCAAGGCAAAGGGGGCTTATAGGTTGACGGAAGAACACAGGATACAAAACGAGATACGCTGTGCGGTATCGCCCTACTGCACGGTCTTTCGTGTGAACGTGGGCGAGGGCAGGACAGCTGACGGCAGATATTTCACCACAGGTGTGCCGAAAGGTTTTTCAGATCTGTTCGGCGTAAGGCATAAGGACGGCAGAGCTGTCTTTATCGAAGTCAAAACAAAGTCGGGACGAATTCGTCCCGAGCAGAAGAATTTTATAACAAAAATGCGTGAGTGCGGAGCATTGGCAGGCATATGCCGCTCGGCAGAGGACGCAGTAAATTTACTAACGGAGGAATAAAAAAATGGGATTTAAGTCAAATCAATCAGAGGCATTTCAGAACGGATTAAAGCCTGAGGGCGATTACGAGTGCATCATAACCGCTATCGAGGAACACACAACAAAGAAAGGCTCGGTGGGTCTTAACTTCACTCTCGTCATCAGAAATGACGTGCAGGGACAGAAATACGGCAACTCCTGCCTGTTTCACACCATATGGAAAAAGCATGAACCTAACGAGAACGATATGCAGGTGGAGGGCTACAACTTTGCTCAGCTTATGGCAATGGGCAAGGCGGCCAAGCTTCCTGACGGCAAGGAGTATGACAGCCTTAAAGCATACTGCACCGACCTGCTGAACAAGTGCATAAGGGTAGATCTCACGCACGAGGAATGGAACGGCAAGGAGCAGGAACGCATTAATTTTGTCAACCCTACAAAGTATCCTGAGTGCAAGCATAAGTTCAAATCCTCTGCACCGAAGGCGGACAGCTTTGCGGCTAAGCAGACGGGCTTTGCAACGCCTAAGACAAATACGCAGGCTGACAGCGCCATAGGCTCCCTTGAAGATTTTGAGGACGTGCTTACAGATGACGGCGTGCCGTTCTGATTTCTGAGAAAAGCGAAAAGTCATAGTGCTTTTGCATAAAAACGCAGATGATATTTTGTGCAAACAAATGATTTATATTTTAATTTGGCAACATTTCTGCAATTGTTGCATTTTTAATGCAACTTTTTGGGTGGTTTTTGTGGGTAAGTGAAAGGCTTTGACTTTTCAAAATTTATGTTAGGAGTTGGATATATGTACGAACAAATACCGCAGGAGATTAAAGCCCTGCCAAACTGGATATGCTGGGACGCTGTGCCTGACCCCAAATCGCACAGCGGCATAAGAAAAATTCCTATCAATCCTAGAACAGGGGGAAAAGCGATGTCTAATAATCCGTCTACATGGACGGATTATGACACTGCTGTAAGAATATCTGAAAACTATTCAGGCATAGGATTTATGTTTAAAAACAGTGGATACTTTGGAGTTGACCTTGACGATATGCCGCAGGATCTTGAAAGCTACCAAAAAGGCGAGCATAGAGGTGTGATTTATGAATTTGTAAATATACTTCAAAGCTATACAGAATTATCGCAATCCGGTAATGGTATACACATAATCTGCAAAGGTAAACTGCCTAAAGGAGGCAGAAAAAAAAAGACAGAAAAAGGCGGATTTGAAATGTATGATGATGTCCGCTTCTTTATCATGACAGGCAACTCCTGCTCAGAATATGAGGGCATCGCAGAGTGTTCCGACAGCATAAAGCCATTGCACGAAAAGTACATAGGAGGCGGTCATGAGCCTGTGGCAAAGGCTGTTCCTACTGTCAGACTTGACACCGCAGACCAGATAATCAAAGCTGCGGCAGGAGCAAAGAACGGCGGAAAGTTTGTTTCCCTCTACAGTGGAAGAACCGCAGGGTATACCTCGCAGAGTGAGGCTGATATGGCGTTCTGCTCAATGCTTGCGTTTTGGACAGGCTGTGACGCAGAAAAAATGGATATGATATTCCGCTCCTCAGGTCTTATGCGTGAAAAGTGGGACAGAGCGCAAAGCGGTTCGACCTACGGCGCACTCACGATCCAGAAAGCCATTGCAGATTGCGACAAGACCTATTCGCCAAAGTTCGCAGGGGGATTTTCTCTTAACTTCAAGTCGCCCTCTGAGCCGATTTCTGTGGGCGCTGTGGAGCAGGAAGAAGCCAAGCCAAGACTTTATTCATTTGACGATACAGGCAACGCAGAACGCTTTGTTGACCTTTTCGGCGAGCAGGTGAGATACTGCTATACAGACAAACGCTGGCTTTGGTATGACGGCAGAAAGTGGTGTACCGATATGACAGGCACAGTAAAACGCCTTGCAGACAAGGCTGTGGCTTGTATGGCAGCGGAGGCAAAGGTGTACGCTCAGCTTGACGCAGACGAGGGAACGGATATGGCGAAAGCTTTTGAAAAGCATATGAAGTCCTGCCGTTCTAACAAATCAAAGAACGCAATGCTAAGCGAGGTCATGCACCACGTTCCTGTTCTGCCTGCTCAAATGGACAGATTTAAAACTGTTCTCAATACCCCGGGCGGAGTTATCGACCTGCGAAGCGGCGGCATATCTCCTCACGACCCTATGACATATCTGACGAAAATGACAGCCGTTGAGTATTCAGAGAACGCCGATTGCCCTCGCTGGCTTGCATTTCTTGACGACATTTTCAGAAAGGATAAAGACCTTATCAGATACGTTCAGAAAGCTGTGGGATATTCCCTGACAGGCTCGACCACCGAGCAATGTGCGTTCTTTCTATACGGAACAGGACGAAACGGCAAGTCAACTTTCATTGATATCATAAGGGATATTTTCGGAGACTATGCGGCAAATATCCAGCCTGAAACTATTATGGTGCGTTCAAATCAAAGCACCGCCATAAACAGCGATATCGCAAGGCTCAAAGGTGCAAGGCTCGTGACAAGCGTTGAGCCTAACGAGGGTGTTCGTATCAACGAGGGTCTGCTCAAACAGCTTACAGGCGACGATACTGTTACCGCAAGAAAGCTTTACGGCGACGAGTTCGAGTTCAAGCCTGAGTTCAAGCTTTGGATGGCGACAAACCATAAGCCTGTCATCAGAGGAACGGATACGGGCATATGGCGAAGAATTCATATGATACCCTTCACTGTGCAGATCCCCGAAGAAAAGATAGACCGCAGGCTGAAATACAAGCTGTCGGCGGAGCTTACGGGCATATTCCGCTGGGCGGTCGAGGGCTGTTTGCTGTGGCAGAAAGAGGGGCTTAAAATGCCTCGTGCCGTCCTTGAAGAAGTGAGGGAGTACCGCCGTGAAATGGACGTTATCTCTGCATTTGTTGAGGATAAGTGTACTGTGGGCAAGGGCCTGAGCGTTAAGTCAAGTCAGCTTTTTGCGGCATATCTTAACTGGGCTGAGCAGAACAATGAATATCGTATGAGTTCAACAAAGTTCGGTATGGAGCTTGCAAAACGCTTTGAGAAAGTAAAAGGCAGAGGGTGCAATTATTATTCAGGTATAACCCTTGACGAGCAAGTGTAAGTATCTGTAAGTGTGGAGGGTTGTGGATAGGTTGAGGGGTTTTCTTAACCTTTCGTATATGAAAATAAAAAAAATATATATAAAGAAAGAGTTCTTGAAAAACAGCGAAAACCCTCCACAACCCTCCACAAAAGGGGGTATCAACTATAAAGATAGATTTCAAAAGAATGTCACAAGAAGAGTTCGCACGATATGAAGATATGGCGATAGACGGCAGGCTCATCTATGACGAGTATCCTGCTGAGGAATATAAGTATTTCTCGCAGTTATCAAGACTTGGCTACAAGAACAGGCATGAGGGCTGGTCGAAAGAGATATGCGAGGACAAGCAGGCGGAATACAAGCGGGAATATCTTCATAGCAAAGAGCGAAACGGCAGGTTTTTCAGGCAAGCCTGCATTATGCAGGAGAATATCCGCAGAGGGCAGACAACGGTCTGGAAGATAAACAAAACGCAGGACAGGGAAGAAAAGCTCGTATACGCATTGCAGGCACTTGAACTGATACTCTGCGACGAGGGGCTTGCGAAACACAACGGCGTAAACTTACCTGAATATGCAGGCTGTGAATACTGCAATGGAGTGACAGAGTGGAGCGAAAAGCTTGGCGCAGACGGCAAGGAAGTCCGCTTTGAGTTCTGCCCTGTTTGCGGAAGAATGATCGAGGAGGGATAAAGGTTGACAGCAGAAGAATATTTGAACAAGCTGGTGGATATAGACAAGCGTATATCGGCGATAAGGCGTGCCATAGAAAAATGCTATGCAAGGGCTGAGAGTACATCGCCGCAAAGCTCCGATATACCGCCCAGCTTTACAGGCGGCACGTCAAGAAAGATAGAAGACAGCGTTGTGATGATAGCGGACTATAAGACGGAGCTTGAAAAGCTTTGCAAAAGTTACGAACAGATGTCATACAATGTATTGTGTATCACGGACAGTATGCCTGACAGCAGACTTGCGGCGTTGATAATCAACAAATACATAAACGGAATGTCATGGGAACGAACAGCTGAGGCTCTTGACCGTGAGGCAAATTACACTCGCAAGGTGCTTGGTCCAAATGCAATAAAAATGTTCAAGAAATTTTATCAGACACCCGAAAAAGCCCTTGTATCACCCCTGTCAAGAGAGTATAATGATAATATGCCATAACGGCAAAAGTTTCTTTGCGGACCTCCATAAAAAAGTCCGACGGGGCGAAAGCTCCGTATGCAGGTCGAGAGCGAGCCAGCTCAACATCTGCTCCAACATTTACTTAACTCCTTATAATATTTTTCACAAGGGCGGCTGCATTTTGCGGTCGCTTTTGCGTTGAGAAGGTGACCTTATGCCAATACCAAGACCAGACCGAAGCGGTTCACACCAACAGCAGTTCCGTATCAACAAGAAGAAGATATACGCTACCCAAACAGTTTGCGGTATCTGCGGTAAGCCTGTTGATTTTTCGCTGAAATATCCGCACCCACTGTCAGCTTGCATAGATCATATCATACCCATTGCCAAAGGCGGTCATCCGTCGGACATTTCAAACTTGCAGTTGGCACATTGGTGCTGTAATCGTCAGAAATCTGACAAATTGGTGGAAAAACAGGTGTTTGACCAGTCTCTTGACCTGATTTCCAACCGAATTTTACCACAATGCTACGATTGGAAGAATTTTTAACAAATTATTGACAATATGGGGGGTATGCCCCCTTTTGAGGTCAAAAAAGACCTTCACCGCCGCACTGCTTATATTTCTCGCAGAGTTGAAATAATTGGAAAGGATATACAAGATGAGCGAATACAAAGGCATGGCATATTTGAAAAAGAAGCTTTCCTCAAAGGCTTCGAGGGTCAATGTGCGCTATGACTACTATCACATGAAGAACGGCCTTGCTGACATGGGCAAAATGATACCGCCAAGCTATAACTGGATACGTCCTGTGCTAGGCTGGTGTGCAAAGGCTGTTGATACCCTTGCGGACAGAATAGTATTTGACAGCTTTGAGGACAACACTTTCTATGTTAACGAGATATTTGACAACAATAATCGTGACGTGTTCTTTGATTCTGCTATTCTCTCAGCGTTGGTGTCCTCTTGCTGTTTTGTGTATATCTCGGCTGATGAAACAGGCTATCCACGCTTACAAGTCATTGACGGCAGTAACGCTACTGGCATTATCGACCCTATCACGAATATGCTCCGTGAGGGCTATGCAGTGCTTGACAGGGACAACAATTTCAACCCCACCATTGAAGCCTACTTCACAGCCGAACAGACAGAGATATACCGCAGAGGCTATGATGTTGAGATCTATGATAATCCTGCACCTTACCCTCTGCTTGTGCCTATCATATACCGCCCTGACGCCGTTCGTCCTTTCGGTCACAGCAGGATATCAAGGGCTTGCATGGAACTTGTGCAGGAGGCTATGAGAACGCTCAGGCGGTCAGAAGTATCAGCTGAGTTTTACAGTTTTCCACAAAAATATATACTCGGCCTTTCAGATGATGCCGAGAAAATGGACAAATGGGGTGCAACAATGTCTTCTCTGCTGACTATCACCAAAGATGATGACGGCGGTAATCCTACTGTCGGACAGTTTCAGCAGCAGTCCATGTCGCCATACTCTGAGCAACTTAAATCTATAGCTTCGTTGTTCGCCGGAGAAACAGGGCTGACCCTTGATGACTTGGGCTTCGCAACGTCCAACCCTGCCAGCTGTGAAGCGATCAGAGCGGCACACGAAAATCTTAGGCTTACCGCACGCAAGGCGCAGAGAACGTTTGGCAGTGGTTTCCTTAACGTGGCTTATCTTGCCGCCTGTGTTCGTGATAACATGGCTTATATGCGCTATGCTTTCAGTGACATCAAACCGCAGTGGCTTCCTATTTTTGAACCTGATTCTGCCGCACTCTCAGGTGTGGGCGACGCTATTTTGAAAATAAATCAGGCTGTTCCTGACTATCTGGGTGCAAAGGGTATCCGTCAGCTCACAGGCATAGAGGGCGAAAACAATGGCTGATATCGGCGCAGAACTGCTTGAAAAAATCCGTGCCGAGTTTCAAAAGACGTGCAAGGCTGATAAGTACATTCAATCGGTTTTGAAGAAAATAGAGGGCGGCACTGCGAAAATGGAAGAAGTCGCCCTGCTTTCAAAACAGTTAGGCTTGCGTGCTTCACAGGCTATCGGTACATATGTGAGTGCAAGTGCTTTGCCCGACGGCAAGATGTACTACAATATTGCCGATACCATACTCACGGGCGTTCTGAAAGATAACTATGATGTTATAAACTCCGCTGCCGCAGAATGTCAAAAGGCACTTGACAGAACGGCAGGCATAAACATCACACCTCAGCAGGCTGAATTCCCTACCGAGCGTATACAGGCAGTAGTCAATGCGGCTTCTATACCGGATATTGCAGAAGAAGTGATGATACGGCGAATGACAGCTCCTGCGCAGAACATCACCGAGAGTTTTTACAACGATTATGTGCAAAAAAACGTGAAGTTTCGTTCTGATGCAGGACTGGACTGCTACATTATCCGCAACGATCACGGCGACTGCTGTAAGTGGTGTTCAAAACTTGCAGGTAAATATCACTATCCCGAAGATGTTCCAAAAGACGTTTACCGCAGGCATGATAACTGCGGTTGCACCGTCACATATCTCAACGGCAGAAAGGCACAAAACGTGTGGAGCAAGACAAAGTGGAACGTTTCTGACGATGAAATTGAACGTATGAAAAAGGCTGGGGCTAGAGAGCCTGTCAGACTTGTTGACAAGTCGGGCAAAAGTGGTATAATGAAGAGAGTAGAAGAAACAAATAATTATGATGAACTTGAAAAATATTTGAGCAGCAAATACAACATTACAACCGACGACAGCGTAAAGCAGCTTGACTTTAAAACTGTTCGTGAAACTTTAAAAGGTATCGAAAGTGTATTTGACGATTTTCCAGAACTTAGTGATAATATAAAGAAAATAGGTACTGATAAACATGGAGTTATGTGCTGCTCAGGTGAAGAAATCAAATTTAATCCGAAATACTATAAAGACGTATCCGAATTTAAAAAGATGTGTGAAAATTCTTCTGCAAAAGGTTGGTGGCCGCCAAACAGTTCACCTGCGTCAATCGGCGTTCATGAAACAGGTCATGCAGTTGAATGGCTATTGCTTTCAAAAAGTAATTTTGATTATCCGTGGCAAAAGTTATATGCTTGGAATCGTGGAGATATGTCAGGCGGTATAGTATCTAAAGCCGTTAAGAACATCAAAAAGATATCGTACGGAAAAGGCAAAAAGCAGTCCGAATTGATGAGCGCAGTTTCGAGATATGGAGCAACTAAAAAGCAAGAATGCTTTGCGGAGGCATTTGCTGACTGTTTTTCTAATGGTGAATCGGCAAATCCGCTTTCACAAGAAATAGTCAAGCTAGCTAAAGAAAAATATATTAGTTTAAAAGGAACGTGATAATATGAGAGAGATGCCAATATGGTTGGACTATGCGGAATTTGATGATGACGGATTATGCGGCATATCCCCAAATGCACCGGACGAAGTAAAGAAAGCTTACGAAGATTATTTAGCTGAAGAAGAAGAGGCTAAATCAGAAGGCATAAAAATTTAATAATTTTAACCGCTCCGCTACGGCGAGGCGGTATTTTTATACCCAAAATCAGAAAGGACGGATATTATGGCACTTGACCGGGATACAATATGGCAGCTGCGGAGAACTAAGAGTGATATTGAGAACATCAGAACTGACATTCAGAAGATAAAGGATAATGCTGATTATGTTGCGGCACTGATACGCTGTGAAAGGTCATTGAGTATAGTTTTATCCAATGCTGAAAAGGTCAAATCGACAAAGTAAATATCAAACTAAGCACCTAAACGGGTGCTTTTTTAGTACCCTAAAAAAAGGAGGTAATTCCCTATTGAGGATAAGAGAGTCGGCAGGCAGACCCCCACCATATCGGTAGTGTTGCCATATGAGCAGACCAAAGGCAATGAGGCTATCGCAATGTACAACAAATCGGGGCGCACTGCACAGGAATGGCAGGAGTTAATGCTTTATGACATCATGGCGGTGGACGATGAGGGATTGTGGAAGCACATGAAGTTCGGCTGGTCGATACCAAGACGTAACGGCAAGTCAGAGCTGCTTATCATGCGTGCAATCTATGGTCTGCAAAATGGCGAGCGTGTTCTTTACACCGCCCACAGGACAACAACGTCACATTCGGCGTGGGAGAAGATCATCGACCTTATCACAAAAATGGGTTTTCTTGAAAAAGAGGACTTCAAGACCACAAAGCAGATGGGCTTGGAGCGTATACAATGGCTCAAAGGCGACGGAATTATCAACTTCCGTACACGTTCCAGCAAAGGCGGACTTGGCGAGGGCTATGACCTGCTTATCATAGATGAAGCACAGGAATACACCACAGACCAAGAAACAGCCCTAAAATATACCGTCACAGACAGTCGCAACCCTCAGACGTTGATGTGTGGAACACCTCCAACGATGGTGTCTGCCGGCACAGTTTTCACAAAATACCGACAGAAGACGATATCAGGCAAAGGCGGTGACGACGGCTGGGCTGAATGGTCCGTGCCAAAGCTTACAAACGCACATGACCCTGAACTGTGGTATGCCACTAACCCGTCTTTAGGTACTATCCTCACGGAACGTAAGATACGCTCTGAGCTTGGCGACCCGAAAGACGACCAAGTGGACGATAACATTCAGCGTTTAGGATTGTGGCTGACCTATAATCAGAAGTCGGCTATAAGCAAGGGTGAGTGGCAGGCTCTTTGTATCAACGGTAAGCCCGATATCAGCAGAGAGCTGTTTTTCGGCATTAAGTATGCAAAAGTCACAGATAATGTATCTTTGGCTGTCGCTGCGAAAACAGCAGACGGCAAAATATTCGTTGAAGCTATTGACTGCCGCCCTGTAAGAGAAGGAAACGGCTGGATAATCGCATATCTGCGCAATCCGCATATGCGTGAAACCGTCATTGACGGAGCGAACGGACAGTCTTTGCTTGCAGCGGATATGAAAAACGCAGGTATCAAGCGCAAGCCTATCCTGCCGAAAGTCGCTGATGTGATCACTTCGTCAGCAGGTTTTGAGCGAGGGGTATTCGCACAGAACATTTGTCACGCAGATCAGCCGTCCCTTGAACAAGTCATTGCAAACTGTGAACACAGAGCGATAAGCTCAGGCGGTGGCTTTGGCTATACCTCAATTCTTGAAGGTGCTGACATATCACTGCTTGAGGCAGTGGTGCTTGCTCACTGGGCGTGCGCTAACTCATCAGATAAAAAGAAAGTACAGAAAATAAGCTGGTAACAGCTTGTTATATATCACCTACACCGCAGGGTAAAGCGGGGAAAGGAAACACTATGGCAGAATTTGAAGCTATAACAACACAGGAAGCCTTTGACAATGCGATAAAGGCAAGGCTCGACCGCAACACGGACACAGTCAAGAAACAGTTTGAGGGTTACATTTCCCCTGACGACTTCAAGGCAAAGACAGCCGACCTTAACGGCAAGATCACCGACCTTACAGGCAAGCTCGCGAAAAAGGATACAGCTATCGCAGACCTCACGGCTAAAAACAAGGCATACGAGACCAGCTCGGTAAAAATGAGAATTGCCCATGAAAACGGTATCCCATATGAGCTTGCGAACAAGCTTTCAGGAGACACAGAAGAAGATATCAAGAAGGACGCTGAAACATTTGCAAAGTTTATCGGCAAAAAGCAGGCAGCCCCTCTTGGTCACCCAGAACACAATCACGCAGACGGCAAGAATGCGGCATATAAGTCGCTGCTTGCAGGTCTTATAAAGTAAAGAAAGGAAGTAATTTTATGGCAGACGTAATTTCAAAGGGTACACTTTTCGACCCGGTACTCGTTAAGGAGCTTTTCGACAAGGTAAAGGGCAAGTCATCCCTTGCCGCGCTTTGCGCTCAAACACCTATCCCCTTCAACGGTCAGAAGGAGTTCATCTTCACTATGGACGATGAGGTAGACCTTGTGGCTGAGAACGGCAAAAAGACAAGAGGCAGCGCTGCCCTTGAACCTGTGAAGATAATCCCTCTCAAGGTAGAATACGGCGCAAGAATTTCAGACGAGTTTCTTTACGCCAGCGATGAGGAGCAGATCAATATCCTCAGAAACTTCTCAGACGGCTTTGCGAAGAAGGTTGCAAGAGGTCTTGACATCATGGCTTTTCACGGAGTTAATCCGAGAGCAAAGACAGCTTCGGCGCTTATCGGCACGAACCATTTTGACAACGGCGTAACTGTGATAAAGCAGGACAGCACGTCACCAAAGACTCCTGACGCTCTTATCGAGGAGGCTATCGCTGCAGTGCAGGACAACGAATATGATATCTCAGGTCTTACAATGGCGCCGTCATTCAGATCTGACCTTGCAAAAATGGTGGACACAAGCGGCAGAAAGATCTATCCTGACCTTGCTTGGGGCAATGCACCGACTTCTATGAACGGCATTCAGACAGTTACTAACAACACTGTTTCGTTCAATTCAAGCAAAGACCTTGCCATTGTGGGCGACTTTGCAACGGCGTTCAAGTGGGGCTACTCAAAGGAAATTCCGCTTAAAGTCATCGAGTATGGTGACCCTGACAACAGCGGACAGGATCTCCAGGGATACAATCAGGTATACATCAGAGCGGAGACATATCTCGGTTGGGGCATTCTCGACAAGTCCGCATTTGCTGTCATTCAGTCAGCTGCTAAGTAAGGGGGCGGCATAAATGGCGGCAGAGTACGCAACTATCGAGGACGTTATAAGGCTTGGTCGAAAGCTCACGGCTGAGGAGCAGGAAAAGGCGGCGGCTCTGCTGCCTGTTGCCTGCGCAAAGCTTTCAACTGCTTGCAAGAAGTATGGCAAAGATCTTGACATTATGATAGCTGACGAGCCTGACATAGAGCTTGTGGCAAAGGATATCATAGTTCGTGCCACGCTGAGAGCTGTTGACGCTATTGCGGACAGCTCTCCTGCGACTTCGCAGGCTTCACAATCGGCTATGGGCTATTCAGTGTCAATGACATATCTCAACGCAGGGCAGCAACTGTATTTTCTCAGAAATGAGCTGAAAGAACTGGGCGTTATGCGGCAGAGATACGGAGCTATGGAGGTATATGACTATGAGAACAATGATAAAGGGAATTTCGGTGAAGCTTAAAGTGCAGACGCAGACAGGTGTTGACGGCTTTGGCAGACCAACTTATGAGGATAGCTGGGAGCTTGTTGACAACGTTCTTGTAGGCGAGCCGTCATCTGATGATGTTATAAGTGAGCTTAACTTATCAGGTAAGCGGATAGCTTATGTGCTAGCTATACCGAAAGGCGACACTCACACCTGGGAGAACACGGAAGTTGAGTTCTGGGGAATGACGTTCAAAACTGTTGGTATCCCTACGCAGGGCATTGAAGAAAATCTGCCGCTCAGTTGGAATAAGAAAGTAAAGGTGGAACGCTATGAGTAAAGTTAAGATAGAGCTTGACCACAACGCAGTTGCGGCATTTCTCTGCTCTGCACCTGTTGAAAACATGGTCAAGGGCTATGCTGACAGAGCCGTTCAACGTCTTGGCACGGGGCATAAAGCGTATACTATCACATGGACAAGATACCCAAAAATGCGCCGTAAGGTTGCTATCGTCAAGGCTAAGACAAAGAAGGCTCAGCGTGCTAATCTTAGAAATAACACACTTTTAAAGGCGGTGCTTGGCAAGTGATAGAGAAAATAATCCTTGACTGGCTGGGAGCAAAGCTTGACGTTTCAGTTTATCTTGAAGAACCTAAAAACCCACCAAAAGAGTATGTGCTTATCGACAAGCTAGGCTCGGCAGAGAATGACCTTATCCCCTCTGCCACCGTAGCCGTTCAGAGCTACTCAGCGAGCCTATACGGGGCGGCGGAACTTAACACAAAAGTTAAAAAGGCTATGTCTGAAAGCGTGTCACAGGGCGATATATGCCGCTGTGCGTGCACGTCAGACTACAACTACACGGACACGGAAACGAAGAGATACCGCTATCAGGCGGTATTTGATATAACCTACTACGAGGAGTGATAATACTATGGCAAACAACAAAGATAACGTATCAACAGGCAAGCCAAAGGTAGGCGGAGCGGTTTTCACAGCGATCACGGGATCTACACTGCCGACAGATGCAACAACAGCACTTGACGCAGCGTTCAAGAGTTTGGGCTACTGCTCAGAGGACGGTGTAACAAACAGTTCGGGCATTTCTACCGAGAATATAAAGGCGTGGGGTGGAGATATCGTTGACACACCGCAGACAGAAAAGACGGACACTTTCAAGGTCAAACTGATAGAGTGTACCAATACAGATGTGCTGAAAACTGTCTACAATGGCAGCAATGTTTCGGGCGACCTTGACACAGGTCTGACGATCAAGGTCAACAGCGCAGAGCATGAAGATCAGGCGTTTGTATTCGACATGATACTGAAAAACAACGTACTGAAAAGAGTGGTCGTTCCGTTTGGCAAGGTGACGGAGATATCAGACATCACCTATAAGGACAACGAGGCTATCGGCTATGAGCTGACTATCACAGCCACACCTGATGAAAACGGCAACACACACTATGAATACATGAAGAAAGGGGAATAACCTATGCTGACAGGTAAGACAGAGAGTGGTTTTGAGTTTGAAATAGAGGAGAAGACCCTTGACGACTATGAGTTTATCGAAGCTGTCGGTAAGTGTGAACAGGGCGACCCCCTTGCATATGTCAAGGTAGTTGACGCCGCTCTTGGAAGCAAGAAAGAAAAAGCTTTCGAGAAGATAAGAGAAAAGTGCGGCTATGTATCGGCTAAAGAGATAACAAAGCTTATCGTAGAGATCTTCCAGACCCCTAAAACAAAAAACTCCTAGTCCTTGCCGCCGTCATGGAGCGCTATCCTGATGAACTTGACTGTGATATGGCGCAGTATTATCACATATACGATTTTAAGTCGCTGCCTGCACGAAAGGTGGCGACTTTTCTTTGCGGCCTTGACAGCAGTTCACGGGTCAAGCACAAGCTCAACGGCGTTGGCGGTTCGTTTTCTGAAATACTGCTTGCGCTGATATTTGACCGCCTGCAATGGATATGCTGGTCGCAGACAAAGGACGGTCAAAAGGGCGTGAACAGACCGCAGTCAATAGCTGAAAAGCTTATAGGCAAAAACGAGAGCGACAGCGAGATAACAGCGTTCCAAAGCGGCGAGGATTACGAGAAAGCAAGAAGAAAAATCTTAGGAAAGGAGGACTAACATGGCAGAAGGAAACGGCACACAGCTGGGCAAAGCATATGTGCAGATAGTTCCGTCTATGCAAGGGCTTGCATCAGAACTGCGAAGAGCGTTCGGGGATAGTATGCCCGATGGTCACAAGTTTGGAAGTTCTCTTGGTGGCAAGGTCGTTTCAGGTTTTGGAAGCACTATCAAAAAAGGCTTTGCACTTGCCGCAAAAGCTGGTATAGCAACTATATCGGCAGCAAGCGCAGGCATAGGCGCTATAGTCAAAAGCTCTGCGAGCGCATATGCGGACTATGAGCAGAACATAGGCGGTATAGAAACGCTGTTCAAGGATAACGCCGATACTATCGTAAAGTACGCCAGTGAGGCATACAAGACCGCAGGAATATCGGCTAATGACTATATGCAGAATGTCACAAGCTTTTCTGCTTCACTCCTACAAGGTTTGGGCGGTGATACTGCACAGGCGGCAGAGATAGCCAATGAAGCAATGGTGGATATGTCGGACAATGCCAATAAAATGGGTACTGACATATCATCTATTCAAAACGCATATCAGGGCTTTGCAAAGCAGAACTACACCATGCTCGACAATTTAAAACTGGGCTATGGCGGTACTGCGGCAGAAATGGCAAGGCTCATTAATGATTCTGGTGTGCTTGGGAATTCGATAAAGGTCGACGAAAAGACCGTCAACAGTGTGTCATTCGACAAAATGATAGAAGCTATTCACAAGGTCCAGACCGAACTTGACATCACAGGTACAACTTCAAAAGAAGCGGCAACAACAGTTTCCGGTTCTCTTGGTTCTGTGAAAGCAGCGTGGGCAAACCTTATGGCAGGAATGGGTGACAAAAACGCTGACCTGAAAAATCTTATCAAAGAAATGGTAAGCACAGTAAAGACCTTTGCAAAGAACATTATGCCTGTCATAAAGCAGGCTCTTTCAGGGGTCACAACGCTCATAAGTGAGCTTGCACCTGACATAGCAGCCGAGCTTCCACAGCTTGTGAGCGACCTGCTTCCTCAGCTTATAGAAGCAGGCACGCAGATATTTCAGGCGCTTGTAAAAGGCATTTCCGATAATATCGGTACGATAACGCAGGCGGCCATAACAGCCATTACAACTATCGCAACAGCTCTTATACAGAACACAGGTCCTCTTGTACAGTCGTTGGCAACGATCATAACCACTATAGCACAGGCTTTGCCGACGATTTTACCAGACCTTATCAATGCTATTGTTGAACAGATACCCACGGTTATACAGGCTGTTATAGATTGTATGCCTGCAATAATTGACGGAACGATTCAGATAGTGACTGCTATAGCTGAGGCTCTTGTTGATAACATAGACCTTATCATAGACGGCGCAGTGCAGATCATAGATGCACTTACAATGTCACTTTCAGATAGTGATACGGCGGCAAAGCTTGCTCAATCGGCACTTGAAATCATCGGCACGCTTACAATGGAGCTTCTGAAAAATCTTCCTGATATCCTTGCCGACGGCATACTTATAGCGGTCGAACTTATCAAGGGCATCGCGCAAGGTATGGTGGACTATTTTGCACCTGTTTCAGACGCTTTGTCTGATATGCTTATCGACCTTACAGACTGGTTTTCACGAAAGTGGAACGACTTCAAGGAGTGGGGTTCAGATATGATACAGGCGTTTATAGACGGCATAAAAGAGAAATGGCAGAGTCTTAAAGACACTGTATGTGACGTAGCTTCAAGCGTCAAGGACTTTCTCGGCTTTTCTGAACCTGACAAGGGTCCTCTTTCAAACTTCCACACTTTTGCACCTGATATGATGGACTTGTTTGCAAAGGGCATAGCAGACAACGAGGACACTATCACAATGCAGTTCAACAGGTCACTGCAGCCGCTTATGGATACGGATGTCATACCGCCAAGCTTTTCGGCACTTCCTGAAAAGAGCGTGAATAGCGGCGGTAATGATACAATGAACAAGATCATCGCCCTCCTAGAAACCTACTTCCCACAGCTTGCACAGCAAGGAAACATTTATCTTGACGGTGACAAGCTCACGTCAAAGGTGGATGAAAAACTAGGTGAGAGGGTCACAAGCAGTGAAAGGAGGCTTGCAAGTGTCTAATGAATACATAGAATTTGGCGGCAAGAAGTCCACCGATTTCTATTTGGTTATCCAAAAGGACGGCGTTCAGATATCTCAGCCGGAGGAAAACAGAATAGAAGCCACCTTGCCATTTATGAACGGCTTTTATGATTTTTCCAAAATGGCAGGAGAAAGGACGTACAAACAGCGTGATATCACGATAAAATTCAGCCTTTCTGCAAAAGATGAAAATGAACTTTACCGCAGGAAATGTGATGTTGTCCGCTGGCTCAGTGGAGCAAAGGGTGAGCTGAGGATAAGCTTTCTGACGGACTATCACTTTGTGGGGGCAACAGCGGTGTTTGATACCTCCGCATTTGAGTTCACTTCACGGCGCACCGCTGATCTGACAGTGAACTTCAAGACGTATCCTTTCCTGCGTTCTGATGATTACTCAGACATCGGCTTTGACGACTTCAACTTTGAGACCGACTGTCTGAATTTGACGGATATATCGCTGACAGCGGTCGAGCAGACACGATACGCCCCTCCTGCGACCCTGAAAGTCTATTCATATGCTGATAGACCCATACGACCACGCCTTTCTTATAAGCGCTCAGAGGACGATGCAAAGAGTGTGGGCTTCACCTATTTTGCACTCAACGACCAAGAGATAAGTGCAAGTGTATACCGCAACACGGAGAAAGAATTCGACCTTGACGAGCTGACTTTACAGCCTGGTGTGAATACTCTTGCGGCGTATGGTTTCGGTACACTCACGCTCAAACTTTATGAGGAGGCACTCTGATGTTCATAGTAACGATAACAAATGGAGCGGAAAGTGCTGTCATACACAGCGACGGCACAGACCGCATATCAGGCGGCAAGATAGCAAAGTCTATCAACGCTGTGGATAGTTTCAGTTTTACCATATATCCGAACAATGTAGGCTATGACCTCTTGAAGCCGCTTACAACGGCTGTCAAGGTCTATGATGAAAGTACTGACAAGGACATTTTTATAGGCAGGGTCTTAAAGTGTCCTGACAGCATGGATGAGAGAGGTCTGATATGCCGCAAAGTCACCTGTGAGGGGCGTTTAGGTTGGCTATATGACAGCGTTCAGCCGTATGTTGAATACAAAATGGTAGGTATATCAACAGTGCTTTCTTCGTTCCTCTCCAAACACAATGCACAGGTGGGTGCAGATAAGCGTATAGAGCTGGGACAGGTCACTGTTACGGCAAGCAACAATTACACATATACTGCAAATTGGGACAAGACAATGGACGTCATTGCCGACAAGCTTATAGGAAAATTCGGTGGTGAGATACAGCTTCGTGATAAAGACGGAAAGGTGTATATAGACTATCTGGAACATATCGGACACGGCACAGACACCACCATAGAGCTTGCGGTCAACCTTAAAACCATATCACGAGAAGTCGATGAAACGGCGGTCATAACACGTCTTTACCCTCTCGGCGCAAAGCTTACAGACAGCGAAAAGCGGTTGACCATCGGCACTGTGAATGGCGGCAAGGACTACATAGAAGACAGTTCTTTGGTCGCAAAGTACGGCATTATAAGCGGTACGCAGATATGGGACGATGTGACACTTGCAAGCAATCTTCTTAGCAAGGGTAAGGAGTATCTTAAATCTGTTAATCGTGCGAAAGTGCAGTATCAAATAACAGCACTCGACCTCTCGAGAATAGACAAGCACATTGAGCAGTTTGAACTCGGCTGTTGGTACAGAGTAAAAAATAGCCTTATGGGCATAGACGAGGATTTGCGCATTGTGGGCATATCCATAGACCTTGACAATCCGCAGGCTTCACAGTTGACCTTCGGCGACCGATTTGAAACCCTTTCGGGCTTTATGACAGCGAAAACACAAAGCCTGCAATCTGCTATAGATAACTCAGAGTTTAGGAACAGAAAGGTCATAGACAGCAAGATAGAAAATGCCACAAAACTGATTACAGGTGCAGAGGGCGGTCACGTTATACTCGACCCGTCTGAGAAGCCTCAGCGCATTCTGATCATGGACACGGCTGATATAAACACCTGTAAATCCTGCATTCAGCTGAATTATAAAGGTTTAGGATTTTGGACGCCTGAATTGGCAAAAAAGGCTGGGCAAGCCGACGGTGGTTCTGCAAAAGACGGACCATATACGAATGCGTGGACTATCGACGGAAATTTGGTGGCTAGTTTTATAACCGCCCTGACCCTGACAGGTTTGAAGATAAACAACGGCTCAGGTACCTTTTCGGTATCTGAGGACGGAACAGTTGTTGCCAATAGGCTGTCGTCGAAATCAGCAGATATAACAGGTGGAACTATCAATCTACAGACATCTAGTGAAACTACCAGTGCCATTCAGCTGTCACATAACGAATGGACAGTTAGAATTAGTCCATTGGAAATACGCATTGACAACGCAAGCATAAGTGGTCACGTTGTCATACAGGCAGGTGCGGTATTCGGATATAATGGCGAAAGACAAACGTTCACGCTAAGCACGGAAGACGGAAGTTTAACGCTTCTTGATGAAAACAGTAAGCCTGCTATATTTTGTCTTGGAAAAACAGGCGAAATTTACTGCAAGAGCATTTCGACAGAAAATCACACACTTAATTAAAAAAGGGGGCAAATTTATGGCAAACATAGACCTTACATCTTTTATAGAAACTGTATCAACAGCATTTGAGGGCAGACAGGTAAGGCAGGCATTTGTGGACGCACTGACGGCAATAGAACAGGCAGTAAATGACCTAAATCAAAACAAAGTCAAAAGTGGCACGATTGAATACACACTGAAAAAGGCAGCTTCAAGCGTGCAGATACCGCTGAATTTGGATTTTGTGCCAAAACAGATATGCGTGTCGCTGAGGGATATCGGCACACCTAGCCCATTTCAGAACTACTGCACCCATGTGCAGGTATACAAGGGCGCATATTTTGCAGTAATCTGCATGGGTCCTAGCAATGGCGCAACCACTGTCAATGTGCCTGCAGGAACGTACAGCATTGACTACATAGCAATCGTATAGGGGGTGCAGAAATGGTAATCAGACTAGACGAAAATTATAACGCAATGACATCAACAGCCCTTTTGGGCTATGTCGGTGAAACAAACGCTAGACCCGTGTCGGTCGAAGGGCTGACAGTAGACGGTGCAGACCGCTATGTGTTGACTATCGACTATGGCGACGGCGTTCAGTACGAGGTCGATATCACAGGCGGACAGTGGACGCCAACGGCAGATATCTTGCGGTCAGCGCAAACAGTCAGCTGTCAGATATGTGCAAAAAAACTGTCAGGGCAGGAATACATACTGGTGAAAAAATCACGCATATTCCGCCTGAGAATAGGTGCGGCAATCGGTGATACTGCTATCCCGTCACCTGATGTGGCTATGGACGCACTAGACCGCATAGACGCCATAGGCAGACAGGCACACGCAGATATGCAGACAGCCGTCACCGCCGCAGAAACGGCAACTACGGCGGCAAATAACGCCGCTAAATCTGCCACAGCCACAGAGAAATCAGCCGACACGGCAACGCAGGCGGCGAAACGTGCTGAGACCGCACAGGCATCTGCAGAGACGTTCGCTACGCAGGCTGAAACGGCTAGACAGGGTGCAGAAACCGCACGCGCTGAGGCGGTCACAGCACAGAACGCCGCCAAGGTATCAGCAGCCCAAGCATCAACGGCAGCACAGCAGACCGAAGCTGACACAAAAATAACAGAAG